CCGAAGTCCGTAGCCTTTAAATAGTTAGACATTAACTAATCCTTCCTGTTTTAACAAACATATCAATCTTTTGTACAGATAACTCACTGCCGTTTACGTCAGCCTCAAAGCCAATCTGAATTGTATTACCACTTCCACCTACACTAGCTTTAATAGAGTCTAGTACAATACCGATAGAAAACTCTGAAAAAGTGTTAACAGTAAAAGTATCCTGCCATGTGCTAGTGACATTAATCCAAGCACTCCCATCCCACTGAAACACTTTCCCTTCATCTACGTCATCGCTAATATTGTTTCCGCTACCGTCATATACAATAGGCGAGTTATTAACCATGTACGCATCGTTTAGTGTAGGTGAAACAGGTAAACCAGCATAATTTGGTACAGTTCCCTTGAATTCAACATACTCAACATACTTAGCAATGCCATACTCAGAAACATCTCCTGTTACAATCGTGTAGGGGTATGACCGAGGAGCTTCCTTGTAATCAAAGTTAGTCTTGATGGAGAAGCTTTGGTTACTACCACCAATGACGGTAGCACTAATCTGCTTCAACATCTTGTTGGTTGTAGGTGCTCCCATGTCAAGGTAGTGAGAAAAGTAACGTAGGCGGTATGAGGAGCCATTATCGTTATAACCAAAATACCTACCAATACCGTTAGTCTTACCAATCAGTAATTCCCTGTCACGACGACGAAGGAATGCAGTAGCTGGATACGAATACCAAACAGTAGTACGAGCAGAGCCATCTTCCAGTGCTTGACGCATATCTAAGCAGTAGACAGTTTCAGTAGAAGGAAACGACAAGAGATAGAATGCGTTTAACTCAGAATAGATAGCTCTAACACCATCTAAATTACCTGTGTTTGATCTTTCTTCTTGGACATCCTTAATCAGATCATCCCTTACATTCTTGGTTAAATCCCGCATAGGCAAGGACTTTTCCTGAATCAATCTACCTAAACTACGTACACCTGTGTCTGATAGGAAAATTAGATCGTTACCAGTATTTTGTACAGAGTCACGAGCTACACAACCAACACCAGAAATAGTGTCAGACAAAGAAAAATTACCAATAGGTGCCTCAGCGCCTTGGTAGATAACAATGTTTCTCTCACAGAAGATGATTAGAAAACCATTATGGACAGCCAGAGCTACAATTGTATCTGCATTGTTAGGCAGGACAGCAGCGATATTCAATGTCCCACTTGTCCCTCCATTGAAGGCAGGGAAATTAACATCTGCAATATCTGTTGACCAGTAAATAGTATCACCGTCATGTGCCCAGAAACGACCATAAGCAGCTATAACATCTCTAGGGTAACTAACACCAAAAGAAAAGACAGGTGAAATATCTGTCCAAGTTACATCTCTTAGCTCATAAACTTTGTTTTCATCTTCGACTAGATAAGTTGATGTTGGAAGAAGTGGGAGAGCAGTAGGACTAGAAATTTCTCTAGGTGTAGTATCTTCCCAAACTTCATCTACGGCGTCCCACTCAAATAACTTATGGGTGTCGTCAGTCAGAAAAATATAAGGTGAACTTGGTAAATCAGCTTCCTGTGTTACAGATTCAAAAGATTGGATAACCCAAGCTGAGGTATCTTCATCCCAACGATAAACTTCATCTGTATCTGTAACAATGTACAAATCACCATCAGTAGCAGAAGCTGGTAAATCAGCTACAATCGCAACACTAGGTAAAGCACTATCTACCCATTCAGTACCATCCCAACCAAAAACTAAATCATCTTCTGTGATATAGTAGTCAAGGGCTGGAGGGTCAATCAAATCAGATTCAGAGGCAATAACTGTTGGAGTTATATCAACCCAAGCAGAACCATCCCATTCCCAAACTTGGTACGCATCAACAGTTAAATATCTGTCGTTAACAAGAGGTACTTCAGGTAAATCGTCAAACGTAGCTACAGAATCATCTACCTGAAGTTTCTCAATAAAGTGCTCATAAATAGTGTTGCAATCTGTTGTAGCACCCTCAGAATAAACTATAGGCTCATGGTTTCTTTGTACAATCAAAGCATGATCGTATAAAGAAGCACCCTTCCAATTGTTAGCAGTAACTGTGGATAGAGCAGGGGTTATGTCAACTAAAGAATCTCCATCATCCCCGCCTTTTAACAACAAGTTGTTACCAGCAGAGAGAATGACAGAAGTATTGTCGGCGTTGACGTGCTCTAGTAAGAAGTCAATGGTAGCCCCTGCAAGTTGGGTAACACCTGAATCAGTACGCATCTGCCATCCCTTACGAGAGCCTAGACGACCATACTTATCAATCACCACATTGTCTGTAAGCTGAGCAAAGTTAGGTGACAGGGTGATACCACTCTCTTGGGTGTTTAACCCATAAAAGCCGGGAGAGACTACTGAGAGTGTTTGTAGTTGTTTCATACGCTATACCAAATAGTGTCCTCTGGGTGACGAGACGCATCCATTGCAATCTCATCTGCCAATGCCGACTGAGCAGCAACGTAGGCGTTCATGCTTTGTTGACCACCATCTTCACCACGTTCCTCAATCGCCATCGCCGTAGCTAACAGGATGATTGGACGATGAGGGATGACAATAGTTTGAGTATCTTCAGTTAACTCTAGGTTACGCTGGGTGATGTTGAAACGAATATCGTAAACAGCATCAGGGATAGGGAATATATCTACTTGAGTGTCACCATCTACGCTAACACCGTTGAAGTTATAATAAACAGGAGAGCCTAACGGGTAGGTTTGTAACAGAAACTGTGCGTCGAACCAGTTTCCTGATTTGTATTGCATCTCATAATTGTTAGTATCATTCAGAACATTTAACACTTTGAAATTATTCCTAGTGTCATTAAGTTCGTAATTAAATACATCAGGCGTGGTGGTTAATGTTAAAGTTGAGCGTAAGGCACTCCAGTCCCAAGCGACCTCTACTTGGCTTTTGGCCTCGTTAACAAAGTCACCAATCAGACGGGCGTAGCTGTTAGAGTTACCTGTGCCTTGTACCGTATCAACTTCACTCTCTCGGAGCCTACGCATCACTTTATTGACAAGTTCTAAATATGTCATTTATCTTTTCCTTTGTTGCTATTATACCACAGATTTCTCAGGTTGTCAAGCTTTTTCTGTTAAATGTTTCACATGAAGTCCCCAGAATAACCAGCTTCTGCTGCTGTTTCAGGGGCTCCGAAAGAAGCGTCTTGGGCTGCAATGGATGCGTCATTACTAACAGTGTAAGAATTACCGTTAGCGTCGGTGACAGAAAACATACCAGTGTTCGCTACATTATTCCCTAAATTGCCATACCCTGCTGAGATAGCATCTATTTGGGAATCTGCTAAAAGACCACCTGCTATATTAGCTAGACCAGCTCCGGGTGCAAAACTATATTGCCCATAGTCTAACAATCCTAATCCTAAAGCTTGAGCACCTAAATTTTGTCCTTGCCCTATACTAGCACCCGGTGTTGGCCCTATTGCGGTATACGCGTCTCCACCAGTAGGCAATTGTTGCCTAGCTCTGGCTTCTTCTTCTAGGCGCTTTTGACGTAATAATTCATCCAGTGTTGCCTGATCTCTCGCTTGTATCTCTCGTGACCTGTAGAATGGATCTTCACGGTATCGAGCATTGTCATTTGTCATAGAGGTAACAGAGAGCATAGGGTTACCATTGACCTGTGGTAGAACACCCATCAAGTCTTTAACATAGTCAGCAAATGAAGCCATTACTTGTTCCTCTTGTTTTTCTTTGAACGCTCATTGCGCTTTGGTAATTGTCTTTTCATACTCCACCTTTCGTTACAACAAGCCAGATTAAACCAGCTACAATGACTACCCCTGTTAAGACAGAGGCGATAATTAAGAATCCGTTAATCCAAGCCCACATCAACTCTTTACGTTTAATCTGCGCTAAGACAATCTCTCTGGCCTCAGCATCACGTTTACGCTTTGCCTCCGCTTGAAACTTTAACCAATCATCCCAAAGCCCTGCTCTGCCCTGATAGATGAATAACTCTTGGATAGCCGCCTCATGTTGCTTAATCTGCTCCAGCGCAAAGAAAGCCTCAGAGTCTGACCCTGATGAATTAGCCTTCTTTGAAAGCTCAGACTTAGAATCAAAGAACTTGAAGATGTGTTGACCCGCTGCCATGATGTCACCACCGTTGGCTATAGTCTCCTTAATAACCCCAAAGGCAGCGTTGGCTATCGCAAGTTCAGCAAGCATTATCTATTCCAATATGTTAAAAGCCATGTAAGGAAACCACCAGCAATAGAGGCAATAGTCATACCCATCCAGAACCCACCTTTGCTTTTGTTAGCCAAGGCCAGTAGCTCTTTGATGTCACTCTCCATGCTCTCTACTTTACAAGTTAAGTTATCAACCTGTGCTGTTAGTCTCCCATATTCTACGGGGTCTATGTTTGCCATTTATTCCTCCGCTGGTTCTGGTGTATTGCTCATTCGATTGCCCCTGTTTCATCAGCCGCTTCTTCAGCCGCTTTTGCTACATTCCAAGCATCAATAGCCCACTGGTATGGTGCTATGCCAGTAATTATTTGGTTGTTTGGTTTTGTTATTACACCCTCTGCAAAAACAGACTTGTATTCAATCTCACCGTATTCACCAACCCATTGCACGGCGTGAACGGTTGGGTCAAGTTGTGACATATCTAATCCGTCATAACCCACTGCATCAACAACAACACGGGCATCATCAGCAACAATTACTAGTTTCATTTATTCACCTCAATAAAATTGGTCGTTGGGACGACGTTTTGAATGGTCGCCCGTAAAACCTGCTGGCTTACATCGTTGGCTTTCACCATCTCGTTTCTAAAAGACTCAACTGCCGCACCAGTCTGACGCTGTTGCTGACTGTTTTCAATCATCAATACTGGCATCCAAGCAATTGAACAACCGTAGTCATCAATCTCTTCGCCAGTGTTTGGGTTAGCCCCCCGTACTTTCATAAACCACGCACAATCAAGTTGACGACATGGGTTAAAGTTATCTAGAGGGCAATTGGCTTTTGCTTCAAGTTTCATTAGTCTTTTGTCGCAATGATTACGTCAACATACTGAACGTCAATTGTTGCCGATGCACCAGAAAGTGAGCCAGAGAAACTGTGGGTGTGTGAAGAGTTACTACCCGTTGCGTTTGCCGCGTTGCTGACATTACTTAGTTGGCTTTTTCTGTTTACACGGGTTACGCCGTTACTTACCCCGGCGTCGGAGTTTTGGATATACGTTGCAACACTGTGTGTGTGGCTTGCCAACTGCGCCGTTGACAACGTTGTTGCTCCGACAGAGCCGCTTAAAGAGCCTGTAACAGTTGGCGTTCCAAAAGCAGTCGTAAATGCCGCAGAACCTCCAGAGCCTGCCGTTCCAGAAACCAGTCGCAATGCCTTGTTGTCGTGCGCCGTTGATTTTGTCCAGCCTGTGGGCGCTGATGTTTGGGCAAATAGCATTGCAGTACCAGACGGGAACGCCCCTAGTGTAGCCCAAGAAGCATCAGTACCATCTGTGGTTAAATACTTACCACTGTTACCCGTCTGACTAGGTAGGGCACCTGCTGTTATAAATGAAAGGTTACCGCTACCATCAGTAGAAATAA